GTTATGTAAGGGGTTAAGGGTTAAAAAAGCAGGGATTTCGCGAGGCTGCGCCCAGTTTTTGAGACCCCCCCCGGTCCCCGGCCCCAAATTAAAAACGTCCAACCTAGACACAAATACAACTTTTATTTTTAAATTTTTTTTATGAAAAGCGGAGATCAGTTCAGAGTTTTGGTAGCACGAATGAGAGAACTTCAAAAAAGGTATTTTAAGGAACGATCACCAGATCTTTTAATGCAGTGTAAAAAGCTTGAAAGACAGGTGGATAACTGGCTTAAAGGCCAAACCGAAATGAACCTATGAACGAAATCAAAAAACCAAATCATTATACTTGGTGTAAAATCGAGCCTAAAAGGGTGATCTTTGATTGGAGGTTACCTTGGCATTTAGGAAACGTAATCAAGTATCTTTGCAGGGCAGGAAAAAAGAACCCTGACGAGTATCTGCTTGATCTGAAAAAGGCACAGGAATGCCTGTGTGATTATATAAAAAACTATGAATCGGAACAGAAGGAAAAAGGTTTCCACGAAGGACACGAACCTCAAGGAAACTTTGACCACTCGAATGACCACTTTAAACCTGCGAAGTATGAGCAGTATGACCCTGAAATGCAGTACGTCAAAAACGACTTGGTCAGGGGAGTCTAATTGTTACAAAGGAGGAGGATATGTGGGATTTTATGTCACTTATTATTTTCGCTTATAGCATCGTTTTAATCTGCTTGTGTGGCTTTGGTTTTGTGATGCTGCTGAGAATAGACAGCATCGTGATTTTACCAGAGAACAAGACGTTTCACTTAGGAGAGAAAATGTACACCGAAAAGTGTACACACGAAGAGGTTTTTAAGGGGGTTATCAACAACCTTTATGTGGAAAAGTGTGAATATTGCGGAGAAATCCTGAAAGAAGAATATGAACAAAATCAGACAAGCATTTAATCAAAGAGATGATCTTTTAAAAAGTCATTTTAATCTTAAATTTAATGATATCAACCCTCGGGTCGCAAACTTAGAAAAGCATATACAGATTCTCTACGACAAGATTAAAGAACTTGAAGAGCGCAGTACGAAAAACACTGAATGAGAAAACCTTACCTAACTAGTGAAGAGACACTCGAGTTTATCAGAGACGAGTTTGATATGTTTATGACTTACGAAGCCTTAAAGAAGCATTTGCAGCGCGGGAACTTAAAGGCAAAGCAGTTTAGAAAAGGAGGAAACTACTTAATTACTCGAGGAGCAGTAATTGACTTTATGAAATATCTTAATGAGACACGAAGATAGTAGAGAATACAGGCAAAAACTGCAGGAACTAGCACAAGGTATTAAGCTTTCTGAGGAAGCAGAGAAGGCATTAAGGATGCTGTTGAAGTACTGTGATCGGGAGAGTTATTACCCGGCAAACTTCACCCTTGAACAAACTGAATTATGTCAGGATTTCTTAGTACTTCTGAACTACAGAAACACGCTAAGAAAACGCAAAAAAGATATGCAGTATGTAGTCAGCCGGGAAATGCTGATTCCTGAAGCAGAGGCGATAGCCTATATCAGGCTGAAGGAAGACACAGTTCCTGAAGGTTCAGAGGATTATAACGACAAATTCAACGAATATTTCCACACCGCTATGTCGAAGCTTGCCTTCGAGAGATTAGGTGTGACTGACTCTAATACCTTTGCCTAATGGGACTAGAAACAAAAGCAGATAGGCTGAACGAGAGAAAAGCCAAAGCAAAACTGGAAAAGCTTTGGGGGGTGACCCTGCACGAAAACCGGGAATATTATCACGCGGATTGGCAGGCTATGCGCGACGAAAAGCACCTTGCCTTAGTGGAATATAAGAACTCGACGAAAAGCAAGGAAGAGATCGCCAAACTAGGCTTTGAGGGTTTCAGAATTGGCACAAATAAAATGCAGTTTGCTTTGCCTATAGTGCAGCTTACTAATCAGGACTTTTACTTCATTGTGGAATTTCCGGAGGGAATGATGCAGCACAGGTTGAACACAAAACATAAATATGAAATGACCCGGTTTTTTAAAAGCAGGAACGGTGGCAAAGACAGGCTGCCTGCTATTTTAATCCCTTGGAACTTACTTGAGGAGGTTCGTGGTAACGAATTTAAAGCTTAATACAGAAGAGATCTATGCCCTAGACGATTTACTAGATATCTATAATTCGCTGCACTCAAAGAGTGTTTTGGTGGATTGGTATTTTCGGGGTGTGGATCAGATTGAAACAATGAAGCTGCACGAAAAGATTATACGCAAAATCGAGAAGCACTTTGCGCCTGAGCATATGCAGGTAAATCTGCTTGAAGGCAGGCAAAGATTAAAAAGAATACCACAAGAAGATCGCCAGTAGGTGTACCCGCGAGGATCACGGTCCTTTCTTGTTTTCTTTCTTGGTCAGAATAACCTGACCGGGTTTTTAACATTGGTTTTTTGTATCGTTAAATAACTTTAGTGCTGAGGGTCCGAAACCCGACGAAGCACAGAATTTGTTTTTTTGCGACAAATTTGCTTGATAATTGTTAAGCAAGGAAGGGTTCTTCAACTACTGGCGAAACTTTTTTAAAATGACAATTAATCCTATTATCACCACATTAACTGGTTTAGTTATTTTTTATATCGGCCTTAAGCTTTTTGCAGGGGGTATGAAAGAACTACAACTAGGATCATTTGAAACGTACATTAATAATCCTTATTGGGCTTTTTTGGGAGGATTAATTTGTACAATGTTGTGGCAATCAAGTTCCCTTAGTTCAACTGCAGTCATTTCTCTTGTTTTTGCAGGAACACTTCCCCTTCCTTCTGCGGTTGCTGCAATCCTCGGTTGTAATGTTGGGACCACTTTAACGATTCACATCGCGGGGATAATGTTAAGTGAAGGGGCTTATCACGGTGCAACAAGGCAGATAGCAATATTTCACACCGGGGCAAATCTTTTGATGTCGGCTGCACTTCTCCCTTTTATACAACCGATTGCGCGGTTTATTTCTAAATTTTAGAACGAAATCCCCCCTTTCGGGGGGTGTTAGAGGTTAATCTATTAATTGCTTTTGGAGCATTTCAGCTTCAAGTTTTAAAAGACTTTCTGAAATAAGTCTTAGAGAATTAATGTTTTGATCGGCTTTATCTCTGACCTCAACATTCCGTTCTCTTGTTATTTTAATAATCTCATCCAGTGCAATTAGGCGAGATTTTAGGTTTTCATGCATATGCTCTCCTTAAAGATCGAGATAGACCCGGCAACCGTGTTCCCCGGTGCTGACATAAGCTAAGTGCAGCAGAGGATCGGTCTTTTGCAATTTCTCAAGTTTTTGTATAAACTTGATCTGAGCATTTTGTGCAACTGTTCGGCTGCTGTAGTTTCGTTCAAATTCTCCTTTCTCTGCTCGAGCATCAGAGTCTTTGCTGCGAAACTGCAGTTTAGCTGCTGCATATTGCTGAATTGCAACATACGCTCGGGTCTTCTTCCCCGAAACATCCCTTTTCGTTTTCTCGGTAATTAATTCCGATTCAACTCTTTCCCAAAGTTCTGAATATTCCTCCAGAGTTAAGGGGGTTTTGCTTCGGTAGATCTGAGGATGTACTTGGACGTAGAACCTAGGACCCTTGTGTGGGATAAACTGCATAAATTCCTTTCATTTAATGCAGGTTGTCAAAGAACGAATTATCGTGCCTAATTGCATGATAATCACCTAATTCATAACATTTTGCTTGCAAATAGTCAATCTTTATTTTAAAAGTACCGGAATCTGATACTTAAAGTACTGGATTCTGCTACCAAGAAAATTACGCGGTTTTAACTGATAACATAACTCTCTGAGGGAGCAGGAGAGGCATGTTTGGACAACGAAGTCGCGGATTTTATAGAACTGTATCGGGATGATCCGATATCCTTTATTGAGAACTGTTTAGGGGCCGATTTAGACCCTTGGCAGAGAGAATTTTTCGAGGTAATACCTGATACCCGGAAAGTCTCAATCGCAGCAGGCCACGGTGTAGGAAAATCCACTGCACTATGCTTCCTCTGCCTTCACACCCTACTTTTCCACTTTCCCTGCAAAGGGGTGATAACTGCCCCGAGTTCCTCGCAGCTATACTCTGCACTTTGGGCAGACCTCAAGATGTGGATTGAGCATCTTCCTGATGTTCTAAAAGACCTAATTGACTACACTCAAGATGTTATCAGGCTGAAAGAGGCTCCGAATGAGTCTTTTATCCGCGCTGCAGTGGCTCGAATAGACCAACCTGATGCCCTTCAGGGTGTTCACGCGGAATCTGGGATCGTTTTGCTGATCGTTGACGAGGCTG